TTTTTTGGCGTAACGGGTCATGATACCCTTAATCGGGGTAAAGTTGAACGGATTGTACATTGTCGGAGTTAACTGGAGAGGTACATACGGAGCGTAGACGTAACCAGTATCTAAGAGAGAGGTTCCCTTGTGACCGAGCAACACAGTGTTGGGTGGGAAGTAAGGATCTCTGTAAACCTGATATCTTCCAGCTAATGTACCGATTTTCTCAATACCCATGTTGTACTGATCCTGTTCAGGAGCAGCGTTTGAAACGTGGAAGTATTCGAGATCGTCGAAGATAGCTGAGATTTCAGATGATACAACAATCCAGTTAGCACCACCTCTTAAGGTTGACTTGTGGATTTGTGCTGAGATTTGGTTGATAGCGGTGATGAGGGTCTGGTTCCAGTCCTTTTGGGTATAAGGAACAGCAGCGGTACCTAATCTCTTCCAACCATTGTAATCCCATCTTAATGTCCAAGCAGCACCCTTTCTTAAATCTCTTAAGATTTCTCTGTCGATTTCAGCAGCAACTTGTTCAGATAAGAGAGCGGTTAATTCAGCCTCAGCATCAATGTTGTGGAAAGCCGCAACGTCTTGAGCGAGTTCAGGTGACCATTGTGCTCTTAACTTTCTTTCAGTTACTGAAACAGTTACTGACTGAAGGTCAAACGAAACTTCACCAATCTTGTCTTCAAATTCGAGTTCTTCGTAACGCTTCCAAGCTGCCATAATTTGACCACTTCCAGATGAACCTGACCAAGCGGCAGATGTAATAGTGGCACCAGAGTAACCATCAATTGTGTTAGCGTTATTACATGAAATACAAACAGGGACTTGAGCGTCAACTTCGAGGTAAATGATACCGGTCGGTGAGCAGATGTTATCAAAGTAACCACCATTTCCACCAGTTGTAGTTCTGTTAAACGGAGCCTGAGTTGTGGTACCGTACTCAACAATACCCTTACCATACTTCTGAGTTACAACTCTGTAAAGAAGAGGAGTTATTGTCGAAGTACCTAATTGTGAAGCAACTGTTGCGTTTGAAGTATAAAGAGTAAGATCTGACAAGAATGACTCTGTATCCATTTCTTGACCATCAGGACCAATAAGCTTACCAGCACCTACAGTTGAGAAACCTGAAAGAGCGACTAAAATCTTTCTGAATTCACCAGCGGTGTAAGCAGAAGCGATAAGGTCAGAACCGCTCCAAGCAACAGTTTGTGTGTTAGCAGTTACGATGAGGAATCTACCCTTTGAGTAATCGAAAAGACCGGCAGGATTTAATCCCGGCTCATTACCCTCATAGAAGAGATCGTAAAGATTCTTTCCATAAGCATTTGAAGCAGGGGGATATCCAGTGTTAGGATCTCCGGGATAGTTACCGGGAGAACCAACCGGAGCGTAGTGCTGACCTGAATCTGAGAAACCACCGGGGATAGCGGCATCAGCAGTAGCGCCGGTATAACCCTGAATTCTCGGAATAAAGTAGAATAACTTACCGATAGGAAGGTTCATGGCTTGAACTGATACGATATCGTTCGCCAAGAGTTTTGAGAAAACTCTTCTGATAATCGGGAAAACTACGGTTTCAAATGAACCGCTATCAGTTGTTGAAGCAGCTTCGTTAATAAGATGTGAAGCTTGGTTTTCATACAACTGAGCCATGTTTTCCTTTAAGTGACCTCTAAGACCCTCTAAGAATCCTAATTTGTCCCACTTGTTAATTGTGTCTTCCTTGATAACCTTAAGATGCTTAAGACCAATGTTACCAACAAGACCGCTTTCTAATAATGCACCCATTGTTTTTTAATTGTTTTTTAGGTTTATTTTATTTTATTCATGAGGTCTTTCATTCTCAAGAACTGCGGATTCTCATAAGTTTTTGACTCAATCAAATTAGCCGCAGAACCGCTAGATGGAGTTTTTTCAATTTTTGACTCAATCGATTCGGTTATTGGTGTAACACCCTTGGAACTTAATTCCTCTTTTATTGTTGTGTAAAGATTTTTAGATTCCTTAATTGTCTCAACACCATCAAATCTTCTAAGAATATTAATTTTTTCTTGCTTAGAAGTTGAATGTTCGGTGAAAAGTCTTGTCGCATAAGCAAGATTTGAATTGAATATAGCAACCTCATTAAGTTTTTCTCTGAAGATATTTAATGCTTTTCTATATTCTTCATTTTTTTCTCTTAAAGAAACTAACTCAGCGTTCATCGCTTCAAAATCAAAATCTTCTCCGAGATGTCTTGGGGCAGCTTTAGGTTTTGGTAAACCACCTTTTCTAAATTTACTACCCATACCCAAGGTTCTTGCTGCTTCTTTGGTCTCAACTTTCTTTACATCAGATTCCGATGTTTTTGTTGTTTTACCGATTTTTGGTGTCATACCAAACATTTTTCCGGTAGGTTTTTTCATTAACATCTTTTTCGGACCTTTATTTGTTTTATTTTCAGGATTTTTACCTTTGAACATTTTTGGTTTGAATGCTTCCTCTAAATCATAGGTTTCATTCATTTCCTCATCTGTTTCTTCAGTTTCTTCCGTCATATCTTCATTATCATCCTCTTCATCTAGCTCAATTTCATAGACAACCTCTTCCTCCTCAGATACTTCTGATTCATTAAAGATATCGTCTAACATCGCATCAATATCGGCTTGTTTTTCAGACTCTGTCTCATCCGCAAATGATTGTTCATGCATTTCTTCATCTCTTTTCATTTTGCGAATTCTATGTGATTTACGCATTGGCATTCTTTCTTCAAACTCATCGAATTCAAATTCCTCATCTTCAGATTCATCATCTAAATTAAAGTCAAATTCTTCTTCCTCAGACTCATCGCCCAAATCAAGAGGTTGTTCATTAATGCTTTCTCCTAAATCAATCATATATTCAACACCTTCTGAATCATCTTTTAGATGGATTTTATCATCTTCTTTTTTAACGATAATACCATCTTCTTCACCCATAGCTTTAAAAACTTTTAAAAGCTCTTCTGTTGATGCGTTTGTTAAGTCCATCGGGACTTCATCTTCTACGTCCATGTCAAGATTCATTTCAGCGCCCATCATCTCTTCTGAATCTTCATCAGACTCTTCTTCAGATTCGTCACTAACTTCATCTTCCATATCCATGTCCATTTCTAAATCGGATGACTCTTGCTCGTCAACTTTATCATCGGTCTTGGACTCCATTTCCATTTCATCCATTTCCTCTTCTGTTTCAGTCTCATTTAAAGACTCTTTTACTAAATCACTGATTTCTTCCTTCATGGTTGAAGCAAGTATTCCTTTTGCATTTTCTTGGATAGCTTCCTCCAAATTTCTCATTTGGATTAGAGTATCTTCTACTAATGAAGTAGTAAGACTCGAACTTACGAACCCCTTTCGGAGAAGTGATTTACAGTCACTTGGAATTGCCGCTATCCGATACTTCCATTTGCTGTCTCTCCATGCTGTCAATGCGGATGTTTTATCATGAATTTAGGTACCTCGCATTGCTCCCATATTGTAGTCCCGACGAGAATCGAACTCGCATTACCGGAGTGAAAATCCGGGTTCCGAACCATTAGAAGACGGGACCATTTAAAATTTTAATGAACTAAAGCTGTCCCGGAAGGGGTCGAACCTTCAAACTTCCCCTTCAAAGGGGGATGACTTTGCCAATTTGTCTACAGGACAATAAGCGGGGGAGGTTGGATTCGCACCAACAATCGTTACATTTCAGAGTAATTGCTTTACTGTTTCGAAGTATCTCATATTCTCACCACTCGGACGAGGGAAAATGAAATGAGTTTTTCTTTTTATTAGCTTCTCCCCCAAGAAATTATAGTGGATGTTGACGGAATCGAACCGCGTTTCCAAACAGCACCCCCAACCTCATCATGAACGGTCGGTCAAGGTTTAGCAACACCCAAAAAAGTTAGTTCTCCCAGCGAGACTCGAACTCACAACTCCCATATTAAAAGTATGGTACTCTAACCAATTGAGTTACAGGAGATTATGTGATGAGTGATGGATTCGAACCACCATAAGCTGCTTCGTTTAGGATATCCTCTAAGCAACAGCGGGATATGTATAGTGTTGGGTAACTATATCACTAATATCCACCGCAACCCGTTCCCTTGGGCTATCTCATCAAATTGAGAGGACACCGATACCTCCTCTCTGGGTGGGTCTAATTTCGAATTCTTTTATGACTTGTTCTGAAAGTCGCCAACATACTCATCATTTCTGATTTAGTCATTGCACGTCCCACTTAACTTTAAACGCGGTCGGTTTTAAGGTATGTATTGTGTCGAGGTGAGAGGATTTGAACCTCCATGATATCTTCGCCCCAAACGAAGAGACTTAGCCAATTAGTCCACACCTCGATAATTAATCGTCTCTCCGATCTGTCACACTTATTCATTGTTACGTCGATTGACACTAAGTGTTTAAATTCAATCGAACATGATAATAATCAAATTATTATTATCTAAATTTCTTGGTATTACAATATGTCAACGAACGTCACAAAGTTATGTCTTATTCTTCAAACTACCAAAACTTTTTTGGTATAAAATTTAAAACCCCGGATTTTTTGTCCGGGGTTACATTTTCTTTGTGTTAAAAATTATTTCACAAAAACCCCGGAATACATAATGGGAGCATAAAACCAATCACACTGATTTGGTTTTACTACCTCAAGATTATGTTTACGTAGATTGTTCATT